TGTGAAACTCGCCTGTGAAGGGCAAACCGTGGCGATGGACATGCTACACGCCCCCGCCGATATGCTTATTTCTGTAACCCCGTTATGGTCCGAAATTCAGAAACACAAGGCCAAGTTTTACAGCAAGAATATCCATTCGTTTATCGGATACGCCATGGGCCAAGCCGCTAAATACGGGGTGAAGGGTAGCAGACTGAATGATGCAAAGGCCGTTTTAAGTTGGCTTGAGGGACAACCCGAATCCGCGAAATTGGCAGATTGCGACCTTGGCACATTCCCGGCGGGGGAACACATTAGGCTGATTGAGTCTGACGACCCGCTGAAACAAAACCAATACGATGTCTGCGGCAAAAAGATACAGCTTACCAGTCGGGTGCAATATGCTCATAACATTGTGTCGCATTTTTATAAGAACTACGGCGAAAGAGCAAGGCAAGCAGCCTGTGACGAAGGGGTTGATTGGAAGGCAATAAGCCACGCATTTAGAGCCGCTTACCAAATGCGAGAACTTTTTGTCTCTGGGACGATAACTTTCCCACGCCCAGAAGCGAAACTGCTGACAGATATAAAAACTGGCAACATGAAATACCGTGATGCGGCCCCAATGCTGGAAGACATTATTGACGAAGTAAAGGGGCTGAAAGATCGGTGTGAGTTCCCTGAACAGCCGGATAGGAACTTTTGGGATTCTTTCATTTTGCGCATTGTAGAGGAGGTCATTGTTCCGAATCTTCGCAAGGCTGATAGCGGAATTTCTGCTTGCTAACGCCAATGGTAACCAGCGGCGGCCACGGAGCTTGACGACGAGCAACGCTGCTCCCCGCCGTCTGCGTTTACCCGCTTGTTAGTCTGCCCGACCGCCGACAACTCAGAGATGGGTTGATCGGCCTTTTTTATTTGTATTTTGCTGTAAAATGTTATAATATTTTAAAAAAGGTCAAAAAATGGACGAATATAGCGGCACAACATTCATTTTATTTTATATTTTGGCCGTCCTGCTGGCGGTTTTATTCCTAATTTATTTTGCAGATCCGGCTGAGGCGATTGCCCTGGTGTGAGTCGGGATGCAGAGGTGCAAAAATATCTCGGTGATATTCTGCAGTTTCAAAATTTCCGGGGAGATCCGGTCCTGATTGCAATCAAAAAATGTCTGACGGATGAGGAACGGTATATCTATTTTGCTCATTATCTCGATTGCAGGACGCAGGGAGACATAGGCAGAGAGTACGGAGTATCAGCGAGCAGCATCAGTCAAAAAATTGCCGGGATGAATCGGCGGATTTCGAGAGAGGTACGGAGAAAGTGAGCTACACCCCTGCAGACAGAGTTACGTTGGAAAAAGTGTGGAACTGGTGCGAAAAGAATGAGTCGGACGCTCTGGCAGAAGCATATTTTGAGGTATGTACGACAGTTGGGGCGTTAGATCCTCAGGTTTTGTGCCACAGGGCGGCAAAACCATATTGGGCGAAGGCCTATGCTATTAAAAGGGCCGCGATAAAAACGAGAGATTTGATCGGAGAGCTTATTTTGCGTGAGATCAAAATAGAGTCGAAGCAGGGGGCCTGACACATGGGTGAAAATAAAAAAAGGAGAACGAAACCAGGGACGAAGCCAGAGCACAGGTACGAGGCATTTGCAAATTTTTATATCGCTAATGGCGAAAATGCTACCCAGGCCGCTATCTCAGCAGGGTACAGTCCGAAAACCGCATATTCGCTGGGCCAGAGACTGCTGAAACACGTTGAGGTGCGGGCAATGATCGAGTCAAGACGGGAAGAGTTGCGGCAAAAATATCGGCTCACATCAGATGATGTTATCAGGTCGATTCACAACGAGCTCTATTTCGACCCGGCAAAACTTTACGACGAAAACGGCGATTTTCTGGCAATCAAGGATTTGCCGGAAAACATACGCCTCGTTTTGTCAGGCATAGAGCAGACCTCGGCGACAAAAGGGCTGGGCGAGAAAGCCATGATTGAGTATATCACCAAATTGAGATGGCCGCCTAAATTTCAGGCTAGGGAACAGGCCATGAAATTCCTGGGCATGTTCGAAAAAGACAACCAGCAGAAGCACATTTTCACTGAGATCAGCCGGGAAAAACTAAAACTAATGGCTGAACAGATCGAATCCCACCTGCATAATTCAGAACTAAAACTCATCAAGGGCGGGAATGGATAACCCAGCGATAGCAGCGCAAGACCCTGCGGAATTAAGGGAGCTTTTGCATGCGATCCGGTCGCAGCTATCTCGCGAGGTGATTGCCGATTTTAAACCCTACAAAAAACAAGCTGATTTTTTTAGGGAGGGGTCCACGCACAGAGAAAGACTGCTGCGGGCTGGCAATCAGTGTGGGAAAACATATGCCATGGGCGCAGAGGTATCCTATCACCTGACCGGCGAATACCCGGAATGGTGGGAAGGAAAGAAATTCCCGCGAAGCATAGTTTGTTGGGCAAGCGGGGAAACTGGCGAGATGGTCCGTGATAATGCTCAGAGAGTTCTTTTGGGCCAGGTTGATGAAATGGGAACAGGAATGGTTCCGGAAAGGTGTCTGACAAATAATTTTGGCCGAGCGAGCGGTATTTCAGATTTGTTTGATTATATAAAGGTCAAGCATGTCAGTGGTGGTCACTCATTACTCAGATTCAAATTTTACGCCCAGGGTAGGAAAAAATGGCAGGGGCCTCCTGTTGATCTGGTTTGGTTTGATGAGGAGCCCCCGGAGGATATTTACGACGAGGGATTGGCTCGGACTATCGCAACTGGAGGCATAGTGGCACTCACATTTACGCCCCTGCTGGGCATGTCCTCGGTTGTGTTGAGATTTTTGGACGCAAAGCACAGAACTGCGGCGCGGTCTGACACTAATATGACCATCCACGACGCTGAGCATATTCCGGAAAAGGAGCGCCAGGAGAAAATCGATTCTTTTCCGGATCATGAGCGGGAGGCACGGGCAAAAGGAACTCCAGTCATGGGTTCAGGCCGCATTTTTCCAATAGCGGAAAGCAGGATTATTGTCGCTCCATTTCAATGTCCTGATTTGTGGCCGGTGATCGGCGGCATAGATTTCGGGTGGGAACATCCAACAGCTGCTGTGAAACTCGTCTGGGACAGAGATTCTGATGTCGTCTACGTGGTCCAGGCGTATAGGGAGAAGGAAAAACCAGTTGTTCTTCATGCCCACGCCCTGAAAGCGTGGGGTCCTCTTCCGTGGGCCTGGCCGCATGATGGACTACAGCACGACAAAGGTGCAGGAATTCAGCTCGCAGCTCAATATAGAGCTGAAGGGTTGGAGATGATAGAGCACCATGCTAAGTTTTCAAAGGAATCAGACGAGACCAAAAACAACAAGGTCAGCGCAACGAGCGTAGAGGCCGGGTTGTCGATGATGTTGGATAGAATGCAGACCGGAAGGTTAAAGGTTTTTTCTCATCTGGAAGATTGGTTCGGAGAGTTCAGGCTATATCACCGAAAGGATGGGAAGGTCGTGAAGTTGGCGGAGGATCTGATTTCAGCTACTCGCTACGCAATGATGATGCTGCGGTATGCTAAGGTGATGGAAGAGAAAAAACATTCTCCGAGACCACCCCGGAACTGGCGCGTCGCGTAGTATGCGAAATTACATACGAGATGGAAGGAAAAAGATTGTGTCCACCCGGTGGACATAGCTGACTAATTGCATGAAATTATTAACCTTTTCAAAAGTATGCTTTTAGGCATAAAAGGGACTGGAAATCATGAGAATTGGGCTGGCAGGAAGCGGTGGAACAGGAAAAACTGAGTTGAGCAGGGCGTTGTCTCGCGGGTTGAAAGTATCGAGGATAAAAGATGGCGTGAGGGTCTGGGCGGGCGAGAACAGAAGGATGCAGACAGAAATTCTTGAGCAAAAAATCAACCAGGAGTTGGCGACAGAATCCTACGTTGCGGACGGAACCAGCATAGACGCAATGGCCTGCGCGTTACGTTGGCTGGGCAGAGAGCCTGATATTAACGAGTGGATGTCTGAGTACGTTCCGAAGTGCTTACGGCATGCAGTTGAGGCATACGATATGATTTTTGTTCTGCCGTGGGGCGTGTTCCCAGCTGATATGCCGTGGTATCAACTGGAGATCCAGTTGTTGATTGAGGGGACTATTTTGAATCATCCAGTGTTGCATAGCAAATCGAGGGTAGTTCTTGAAAAATCGGTTGCCGGGCGGTATGATGAGATTATTTCTTTGATTTCATCGCCAAACCTCCGATAAGATTATAGATGAACTATTATCAAATGTCAGGATATCCGGACCCATCTGAAACGGGCAGCGAGTTGCAGCTGTCAACGTTCACGAAATGGTTTGACGAGATCAGCAACCAGCCCGCATGGAGAGCAAAAGCGGACCGCGAGGCCGATTACTACGACGGCAACCAGCTGGATTCCGAAATTCTGGCGGCTCAAAAGCTGCTGGGAATTCCATCGTCTATAGAGCCGCTGATTGGACCGACGATTGACGCTGTTCTGGGCATGGAGGTCAAAAGTAGATCTGACTGGCGCGTTGTTCCAGAAATTGGCGGGGACGAAATAGCCCTGGCATGCAATGAAAAACTCAATAAGGCCGAAAAAAGAAGCCATGCAGATGCAGCATGCTCTGAAGCGTATGCGTCTCAGATTAAGGTTGGTCTCGGATGGGTCGAGGTAAGCAGAGACCCTGATCCGTTTAATTTTCCATATCGCTGTGAAAGCATCCACCGCAATGAAATCTGGTGGGACTGGCTGGCAAAAAAAAGAGACCTGACAGACGCACGGTATCTCATTCGGAGGAAATGGCTGAACGTATCGCAAGCGAAGCTGATGTTTCCAGGAAAAACCGATCTGCTGGATACGGTTGGCAATGGCTGGGCCGGGATTGATCTCGGGCAGATTTCTGAGGGCGGCTCATCGACTGATTTAGCGATGAGCTACACGCATGAAAGAGGTTGGTCGATCGAAGAAATGGAGTGGCTGGACACACTGAACCGGAGAATATGTTTGTTCGAGGTCTGGTATCGGGTTTGGGAGCGGGTAATCTGTCTCAAAGCTCCCGATGGCAGGGTGATTGAGTATGACCCAAACAATCCGAATCATGTGGTAGTGGTGGCAAATGGACTCGTTACACCAGTTGAGGCGATTGTGGGCCGTGTTCGGCAGGCATGGTTTGCCGGGCCGCATAAATTGTCAGATGAGCCGTCACCATATAAGCACAGATATTTCCAATATGTCCCCTTTTGGGGTAAACGAGAAGACAGGACAAACGTACCATATGGGATAATCCGGGGGATGATGTATCTCCAAGATGAGGTCAACGCTCGGATCTCAAAAATGCAATGGATACTGTCAGCTGTTAGAGTAGAGAAGACAGACGGCGTTGTCAAGGATATGAGCGATCATGAGCTGGCAAACGAAATTTCCAGGCCTGACGCTATTATCACGCTGGATGCAAATGAAATGGCACGGCCAGGAGCAAGATTTGACGTAAGCCGTGACGTGCAGCTGAACCAGCAGCAATATCAGCGTTTGGTTGATGCAAGAGAGGGGATTCGGCGGACTGGTGGAGTTTTCAATGCTTTTTCTGGCAACTCAGAAGGGCAACCTGATTCTGGAGTTGCACTCAACACACTGGTTCAGCAGAGCATCCAAACGTTGGCTGACATCAACGATAATTTTAAAGACGCCAGGGCGCAAGTTGGCGACATGCTGTTGTCTATGATTTTGGAGGATATCGGGAAAAACCGAGAGGAAGTCCGGATCAAAGGTGATATGGTCCGCGATGAAATGGTCGTCGTCTTAAACGAAGAAGTAGACGGCAAACTGAATAACGATGTCCAGAGGGCAAAACTGAAGGTTGAGATCGAAGAAGTCCCGAGCACATCAACATTCAGAGCCCAGCAGTTGCAGGTTGTAACAGCGGCGCTGAAACATATGCCGCCTAAATATCAAGCGGCGATCATGCCGTTCATGTTTGCTCTGATGGATTTGCCAGACCGGGATCAACTAATTGAGGCAATTAAAAAAGTTGATGAGCAAATGACTCCTGAACGATTACAGGAAGTAATAGACCAGGCCGTTGAGGAGGCATTGCTGAAAGCTCAGATACAGCTCAAGCAAGGCGACCTGGAAATAAAAAACAGACAGGTTGATCTCTCTGAGCGGAAAGTTGTTCTGGAAGAGATGGCGGCATTGAAAGACGAGGTATTCAAAGGGATGCAGGCGTTGAAAACATCGATTGAGGCTGGAAACATTGTTGCAATGAACCCGGCTTCTGCAATAATTGGAGATAGGTTGATTGATGCGGCGCAAAATTTGAACGAAAGAGGACAATAATGAAAATAAGCACAGCTACGTTACTGTTTGTATTCATTTATTCGCTGTCATTTGCAGGAATGACATGCAATGACAGCGGCAGTGTTGTGGGCGGAACGTTTGACCAGGGGACTTTCAATACCGTTCAGATGGTAACATGCAGGTTTGATACTACACCAGGAACGGCATCAACAACTATTCCGATGTCATCCTTTTTAAGGATGCACGATAGATGGGTCTATTCATTTTTCATTGATCCGTTAACGCCAGGCCCGACAAATGATAGCGATGTCAGTATTGTTGATAGTCGAGGCGTTACAATAATTTCTGCAACGGGCAATGGGGCTGATGTCCTGGACAATACAGCAACAAATGGCCCAATATTTGGGGATGGTCCAGGCGGCACAAATTATTATCCATGGGTTCATCAGTCATTCCCGTGGACAATTTCAGTGATAAATAACGCTGTCAACAATTCCGGTTTTCTGTTATACATGGAAGCTGGTAAATAAGCGGTAAGCGCGAGAAAACTTAAAAATAGGAGAAAGAAATGAAAACAAAACTCGCAGTAATGTTGTCCGTGCTTATTTCCATATGCACTGGGATGAGCGCGCAGGCCTTGGAATTAACAAGGGGAACAAGTCTCGCTGTCTATGATGATGCGACAGCGGCAACAACTGAGCCGGTATTCAACGTGTCGTGGCGTGACAACGTATTTACAAACGAATACGGAGATCAAAAGGTTGTGCCAGGTGGCAATCGCGGATCTCTCACTGGAACGACAGCGGTTACAATGGCAGCTGCCCCTGGAGCTGATTATGTAACAAGGACCATTGAAAGCATCACTGTTTTCAACTCCGACACTGCAAGCAGGCGGGTGTCAGTTCGTGCGGTCAATAGCAGCACCAACTACAAAATTGTAACCGTAACCCTGGCGGCAAACGATTCATTGCAGTACAGCCGGTCTGCTGGATGGTCTGTTGTCATTCCGGTTGACAACGATATCAGCGCCGACCAGCTACTTACGACTGATACACAGCTGCAACTCAGGGACACTGCTATTTATATCAACTCCGGGGCTGATGGCCGGATGAATTTGGTCGCAGACGGGGAGATTGATATTTCCGGTGGCCTGATTGATATTAACGGCGGAACAAATGAATCAGTGCAAATCACTCCAGGCTCCGGTGCCATTTTGGATCTGGACTCCTCTGTTATTGCCAGACCACAGGCAGGCCCGACCGCAAAAACAACTGCGGCAACCCTGACGGCATCTGAGATGCTAAGTGGGATCATCACTGGGACATTCAGCGGGAGCGGAATTGAGGCGTATACCATGCCAGCCGGAACCGACATGGATGCAGGAATCCATTCTGATTTTGGTATAAACGATTCGTTTGAGTTGACATTTCTGAATTTGAGCACCAACAACAACGACACGATTGCGCTGACCGCAAACACCGGGTTTTCGCTGGTCGGCAACACAAATGTTTATTCGGCAAACGATTCGACAAATGACAGCAGCGCCACCCTGAGGGTCAGGAAGTCTGCCGCGAACACGTTTATCGGGTACAGGATCGACTAAATGACACCGGAAGAACAACGGGAAGTCATTGAAACGCTGAAAATACTGGAGAGCATTAAACGTAGACTGTTGAAACTGTTAAATAAATAGCCTAAATTCCAAGGTTGAAATGGAAACAAAGGCCCACCTGGGAGAAATCCCGGTGGGCCTTTTTGCGTTTCTGGCAACCGCTCCCCGGCGATAAGGGGTGTTAGAAACGATAAAAACTCCTACCACGCTCCCCGGCGATAAGGGGTAAAAGGAGAAACGATGAAAGATATAGATTACTACCTGGACCCAGAGCATGCAGAAGAATGGGAAAAACTGACAGAAGAAGAGCAAGCCGCCATTTATACCGGCAGCGCAACAGAAGAAAATCAAGAACCAGCGCCTGAGTCAGAAGAAGAGCCCACGGAAGAAAAACCGGCTGGGATTCAGGCGAAGAATGGGAAGGACATTATCCCGTTTTCCCGTCTTGAAGAGCAGACAGAGAAGGCGAAGGCGGCAGAAGCAAAGATTGCTGATCTTCAGCAGACTATTTCTCAGCAAAGCGAAATGCTGAAAGCATTGCAGCAAGCCGAAGAGAAACCGGCCGAAGAAAGGAAGGAATCTGTTGTCTCTGTCCTCGACAAGTATGAAGGAGAATATCCCGAGCTTGTCGAAGACCTGCGACCGTTGCTGGAGAGCAGCATTTCGTCTGTCGTAGCAACACTCCGAGAGGAAATCAACGGGCTTAAAAATCAGTTGCAGGAAACGAATTCCAAGGTGGCAAGGAGCGAAAGTGAACAAGAAGCAGAACGTGCCGCCGAATGGAACAGGACGCTGGAAGAGTTCTGGGCTGACAAAAAAAATGATGTTTTCAGGAAAGATGTCAACCCTGGATTATTCAACATGCTCGATGCGACTGTAAAAGCCCTTGCTCAGGAGGATGTTTCCTTTGATACCCCCATTCAATACATGGAAGAGGGTGTCAGAAGGGTAAAGGAAAGTTTTCCGTCTTTTTCTGCGCTTTTTGAGGTTACAAATCCTGCTTTGAACGTCAAGGAAAAGGCTGAAGAAAAAATATCAGCTGTCAGCAGGAAACATCCTGTCAGCTTGTCAGATGCTCCAGGATCTACGTCTATTCATCATGACGAAACAGAAGCAATGTTGCAGATGAGTTTTTCTGAGGCAGAGCGAAATTTTGCAAATCTAACACCCGACCAGATTGACGAAAGACTTTCTCGGGTACTGTAAGGAGAAAAGAAAATGGCTTTAACAAACGTAGCATACGGGAGCGATCAGGCTCTCACACTTCAAAGCGCCGGGCTTTTTGCATCGTGCATGCAGAGACCGACAACCCTCAATCGACTGGCCGGCAAGATGCCACAGCAGGCACAGGCTGAGTCAGACTTGAGATTTCAGTCAAAAGGGACGTATCCCATCGTTCGCGTCAAAGATCTTCAGCGGATGGCTGGTGACAACGTGACGTTCGATCTCATTTACCCCATGGGCGGAAAGCCGATCATGGGTAGCAACTATGCCGAAGGGCGTGGGTATGCGATGAAGTTTGACCAGGATTCCTGCAAAATCAACCAGACGCGTTACCCCATTTCAGCTGGCGACACCATGAGCCAGCAGAGGACAGTACACCAACTGCGCAGTCTGGCCCGGAATCAGGGGTACAATTATATGGCACGTCTTGATGATCAGAAGTTGATGGTGCATCTTGCCGGCGCTCGCGGTTTTCATGAAGGCGGCGAGTGGGTTGTTCCGCTCGCGTCCGATTCTGATTTTGCGACGATCATGGTTAATACGGTTCGCGCTCCGTCTAACAACAGGCATTTTTTGTCAACCGGATCAAGCATTGAGTCGTTCAATGCCAATGGTGCTGAGGTAGGTATACAGTCAACTGATGTTATGAATACCACCGTTATTGACGCTGTGCGGACATGGCTGGACGGTACGCATTTCCCGCCTCCGCCTGTTGTGTTCGAGGGCGACCAAATGGCGCAGGACGCACCTATCCGGGTACTGTTGGTGTCCAGTGAGCAGTACACATCAATCGTACAATCAACCAATTTCCGGTCTTTGCAGGCAACGGCCATGAGTCGTGCGGCGGCTGCGAAGAACAACCCTATTTTTATGGGCGAAGCCGGTTTGTGGAATGGCATCCTGATTGTTAAAATGCCGAAGCCAATCAGGTTTTATGCCGGAAACGCCATTAACTGGTGTGCCTCAGCGACATCTTCGACCGAAACGACAACCGATCTTGTTCCCGCTGCTTTCGGAACTGACTATGCCGTTGATCGCGCCCTGTTGTTGGGTGGGCAGGCTGTAGTTCAGGCGTTTGGTAATTACCGAACCACGGACGGCAAGAAGATGAATGGCCCGTATTTTATGAGCGAAAAGTCTCTTGACCATGGAGACAAGCTGGAAATTCTGCTGGGGGCAATCGACGGCATCTCCAAGATTCGGTTTACATTCGACCATGGAGACCAGGAAGAACCAACAGATTTCGGAGTCGTGGCCATTGATACGGCTGTCAGGCTGTTGAACGGCGTGTAATTCACCTCAAAAGAGCATTAAAGGAGTAAAAATCATGGCAGATATCAAAAAGGACAATATCAGTCCTACCAATCAGAAAATGTTTGGCGGCGCTCAATACGGGAACGCTACCAAACTTGAATTCCACCTGGAGTCGAATTCAAGTGGTGTTATTTTGAACAGCGATACCGCGACAGCGGCTCAGATTGCCGATGTCATCGTGCTTGGCCTTGTGCAGGCAGGAACCAGACTCCTCGATTCGCTGGCGATCATATCCAACGCATTCACTGCGGCAGCGACCGGCGACATTGGATTCAGGTATGCGGATGGGGTTGATGATTCTGGCGTTCCGGAAGATGACGACTATTTCAACAACAACCTCGACCTGGCAACAGCCGGAAGAACGCGGGCCGCAAACACAGCGGTAACACCAGTAACCCTGCCTAAGGATGCACATATTATCCTGACGTTGGCCGGGGCCGCCTTAGATGAGGTCGGGGTTCTCGATCTCGTTTTAGATGTTGAGTTGAAAGGCGCGCCGTAAAAAAAACAATCCGCTCCCGGATTACATGCCGGGAGCGGCTTTGATAAAGGAGTTGCAAATGTTTAAAAGAATAGAACCAATCAAAGCACTCATCATTGGCGGCAACAAGGTGGAGAATGTCGTTGCGACAATGGTAAACGAGCAAGGTGCCGTTGCCCACATTGTAAACGACGATTCGGTTTATAGGTTGTTCATAGAAAAAGACGGGGCAGTGGAGCAGGCCCACGACATTTTTGTTGAAGCTGTTGTCGCAATGGCGGAACATTCCGGGATGACGCAGAAGAGGGCGGATTTCGTTCAGGTTAAACATATCGGGAAAAGAACTCAGCAGTTTGACCCATTGTTCGATACCGGATACTGGACAAAGGATCAGGTCAAAAATGTCCCGGCTGATAAAGCAATCAAGATGTGCGGTGCGTTCAGGGGCGTTTTTGAAATTGTAAGGCAAAGAGCTTCTGAGAGCGTCGAGGATGTTGCCGTTATCCATAATAAGCCGGTCGTTGATAATGAGGCCCTTGATTTCATCAGTCACCAGACGGATGTGAAGGTTTTACGGGAGTATGTCTGGAATAATTTCCAACAGAAATTAGATCACAGGATGGGTCTTGCAAAAGCCAAGGAAAAAGCAATCATGCTGCTTGACCAGTACGGACTGCCTGAATGAAAGCAAGCGAACTGTTAGAAAAAATTATTCCTCGGATTTCCAAAATGGAAAACACGAGTGGGTTTTCTTTTCTTGATGCTGTTAATAGGACAGCGGATATTTTTTTCGACAGGCTGCACAGGCGGAAGTCTGAACTGGCAACGGCAAGGTTTGAGGATGAAACGTTTGATGAAGAATTCCACTATTTCGGATCTGATTTCAGGGGGTTTGTTACTCCGGTAAAAATAGAAGATGAGTCCGAGAACAAGATCGAACTCACAGAAACTAAATACGGGAGCGAAGAGACAGAAGGAAACGCTCCTGAAACATACCGGCTTTCAGGCCCTTTTGAAGTTCAGTTCTCCCCGAAACCTGAATCCGATACATACGACCAGGAATATTTGTTTCTTGGATCGTATTACTCTCATCCGGGCAGTTTTTCTTTGTCGGACGAACTCCCGTGGGAAGGACTATTTGATACAGAATTTGAAGATGCTGTAATTTTGATCCTGTCTCTTGCAAATCAGCAATTATTGACTGACGCAGTTATTGAAGAGATAGGGAAAAAGACAGATCTGCGCATTTCAAACCGCAGGGAAACGCCACGCCACTCAAAATGCTACTGGTAACCCATGGCCATAACAGCACAGAACGTAATCGATAGGACAGAGGATCTGTTGAATGATTCCCAAAACGACAGGTGGACCGTTGAGTTTCATCTTAATGGGGTAAACGAAGCCCAGAGAGAAATAGTCAAACTTGACCTGAGCGCAAATGCTGTCAGGGAAAACCTCAAGCTTGTCGAGGGCGTACACCAAGCTCTGCCGGCAGACAGTCTTGGACTGGTTGCAATCGTTCGGAATATGGGTCAGACAGGATATACTCCTGGCAAGAGACCGTATCCTGTTACGAGAAAATTCATTGAGGATATGTTCCCTGATTGGTACGAGCAAGACGCCGACGTCCCGGTATTATTTTACTCCTACTCAAAGGAAGATGAGCGATACAGTTTTGATGTGTTTCCGCCTGCACCTGCTCCAGGGTTGAAGGACTGGTATGTTGAAATCAAGCATGGCGAAATTCCAGCCACTATTTCCGAAAGTGGAAGTATTTTGAACGACAGATATGATCTCGCAATAATCGAATACCTTTTATATCGGGCGAAATCAAAACTCACCGAGACTCAAAGCGTGGCTGAGGCAGTGTTGCATCTTGAGAGATTTGAAAAGCTTGTGATTTCAAGGGTGTAAAATGCCGGTAACGCATAGGGGTAGCAATGTCACTTGGCGAGATGCCAACGTAATACACCGGCCATCAAGCAGAACTTTTTATATGCCGTACCCTATTATGCTGGGTATCGACATGGAAATAGTAAGCGCCGAGATGAGTATCCTTGGCACTGTTGATGAGAGAACGAATAAAAATGACAGAGATCCAGGTGACGGAATGATAAGACTGGCGCAAAAAGTAAGGCAGAACGCACACTGTTTCCCATATGTGATTCCGAAAGACAGAGACGGAGATGCACTCTCTGTTGACGCCATAGAATCTGTTACATGGTCAATTTTTGATAGTGACGATGTCGTCGTTGGGACTGAGGACAATGCGATAACGGCTCCTGACGATCAAGGCAGATGGGTGGCAAATGTGACACCAACCTACACCGACCTGACAGGAACACGAGCTGAAAGGAAGGTAATAGTCTTCACTGTAACATTTTCGGGAACAATAGGTGGGGTCAACTACACAGACCTGACTGCAAAAATTCAGGGTAAATTTACGGTAACGCCAGTCACAGGAGAATAAAATGAAGAAAATAGCAATGTGTATAATGCTTTTGTTAGTTTCAAAAACGTCATATGCACAAGATCCGAGTATTTACGCTGCAACTTGTTTGACTGGCGGGGCTGCATGTCTTGACGCAATTGATGTTTATTATCCTGATAGTTACAACCAGACAATCAGGCTTCAGGACGGAGATGTTGCCAGCGTAATAGCTGTGGCAAGCAATGATTCATATATGTACCGCTATGATTCAGATTCCGGCCTTTCCGAGTCAAGTCCCGATGTGATTAAGCCTGACTACACAAATGCTGTTGCTTATTCTGGAGCCGGGCGTTGGCTTCTGGTTGGATTCACGGCGAAAAATATTACTGTTAGAGACAGCTTGAGCACTGTCGATGCGACAATTTCCGGGACTGCTGATATTACTACAGGTTTCTTTGATAGTCTTAACAACGCTGTACTGCTATCTCAAAAATATCCATCTGGAATATGTTCAGCTGTAACCGGTATTGGATCAACAGAGACAACCGTTTTTATTGATTCAGTTGTGAATGATTCAGGCAGTTGCACAATCCCGTCAACAATGGAAATAATTCCAATAAATGGCGGATATCTCGGGGGAGCAGGAACGGTCAATTTTGACGGCGGGAAAATAACAGCCGGAAATGTTCGCGTTTTTGGTGACAATCTGACTATAAGTGGAAACGCGGATATCCAGTGGGCATCTCCAGCATGGTTTGGATCGACATGCAACGACTCAACGAATGACTCAGCCGCTTTGAACGCTGTTCTTTCTTTTAACAAAGCTGTAATGATACCTCCAGATTGCGTATATGACTACAACGAAAACCTGACTGTTCAGAATGGACAACGCTTATTAGGGTCTGGCGGATCTGTTTTGAATAAACAAGGAACATATTTCCTATCTATTGGTGGCGCTGTTGGGAACAAGAATGATGTCGGTGTGGATAATATCCATTTCCGGCATGAAGGATCTTATGCCGCAGGATCTTATGCGATAGGCTGCGGGCAATGCGATGATGTTGTAATACAAAATTGCAAGTTTTCAGGGGATAACCAATATCATCTTTATTTTGCAGATAACGGAGAAACAAGAAACCCTGATAAGACATACACTTCTAATATCAGCGTTCTTAACAATTTATTTGAAGGGAATAACAATAGCCGTGCCATCCCCATATTTTTCCAAGGGGTATATGGCGGAGAGATTGCTTGGAATAGAATCAGTGATCAGGGAGAATCAGGACTTGCCGCCTCATCGCAACCGTTCGGGACGCAACTTTTATGGACTTGGAATGTAAGTGTCCATGATAACACATATACTCATGTGGGTCGTGAAGCAATTCAGGTCGGGTCGAATTGCAGATACAATGCTATCTCAGGCAATCACATAGACAGAGTTGGAGATGGTGGAATTGTATTTGCTCAAGAACATAATTGGGATGGTACCGAATATGATTTTCTTGGTGCGACTGCAGGTGTTGACGATGCTTCTAGATACAACGCTGTCTTTGGCAACACAATAACAAAGACAGCAGCAGCTGGCATATCATTCAATTACGCAAGTCCATACAATTCAGTTTCCAGCAATGTTGTCATTAACTACGGCACAGATTTGAGTTTTGATGATGCTTCTATGGGTGTAAGTTCGATTTTCCATTCTGGTGTTTATTTCGGAACAATTATGGGAAACACTGTGACAGGAAATGTCTTTATCCACGATAACGATTCTTCAGTGTCTACTAAGCATGGCATTTATATCGGTTCGAGTGAGGATACCTACCAAAGTGCCAACGCATACCATCCGGCAGGAATGATATCAGGGAATATATACAGAGGTCTTTCAAATAACATAAAAATTGCAGCGCCGGTCAGCTCTCGTGTTTCGTGGGTTGATATCCGAGAAGGCCCAAAAATAAACGTAGCCAGCGCTGATTTTGATACATGGTCAGCTGGGCTGCCTGGAGTTGATAATGATGCCGGGATTGTCAGCTGGCAAGAATCAGGGTATTTTGAAAGAAAAGCCGATTGTATGTATATTGGGGATAACTGCTCTCAGACAAATGACTCCGGTTATGGTCAGATGGTTCTAACGATAAAAGAGAATCAGAATAAATCTGTTATAGAGGCCGGATGTTGGACAAAGATAGTCGATAACGATTCTTCTCCAACTGGTGTTCTTACTTTGTTCTACCAATCCCCAGGTGATGATATAAACCCCGGAGTCGTAACGGTGTTTACGAATACATCATGGGAGTGGAAAAATATACGCTTATTAACGGACGCTGCCCCTGACACAAACAGGACAATTTTCAGGATGGGAGCAGGGGCAGGGGATAAAGTAAAATTTGACGATTGCACGGTAACCCTCAGAAAATATAACGACAATCAAACTGGCGAATGATTTTATTAAATATACAAGTCCCACGAGGGACAATGCCGCGACTTGAAGGCAGTCTTATACCGGCAAACTACGCGCAGGAAGCGCAGAATTGCATTCTTTCAAACGGGACGGTAACCCCTTTTGACGGGACAACATCAGTAGACACTCCGACAAAAGCCGGGACAAAAGAGACAATCTATAAGTTTAATGATTCATTTTGGTTTCACTGGACAGATATCATTGATTGCGTCAGGGGGCCTGTTTCTGACGATGATGACGAGGTAACATACTGGACAGGCGACGGCGTTCCAAAGCTTACAGACACGTCCATAGCGACAGCAGGTGCCGGGACAGACTATCCGAATGATTCTTATACCCTTGGCGTTCCGCAGCCTGACACGCCATCAGCGGCAGTAAGCGGGACTCTTGATTCAGTAAGCATAGCGATAGACAGGTCATATCTGGTTACGTTTGTGTGTGAGGCCGGGATATCTTCTCCGGAAGAAATGGAAGGTCCGCCCAGCCTTCCCAGCAATATTGTCCTGGCTGATGACGCTCTTGATGCTGCAATTCTCCTGGCGAACGAAATACGGTCCGACTTCATCAACCATGCCGCAAGCGCACGGCATGGAGCAGGAAATCAAAGCACTGCAGCAATGCCTGTCGCAGCATATAGCATTACCTCTCTTCTCGCTTTGGGGGCTGTTGAACTTACTCTCTACGCAGCGCACAATGCTGACGCTATAGCTGCTGCTCCTACATGGCACTCAGCGCAAGAACTTCCGAGCAACGCATTGACATCCGCAGTCGCTCCGACGACTTTGGAGGAATGCGTTGCAAGGTTGAACGATCTTAAGGCAAAACACAACACCCATGAAGCATTAGCGACAGCGCATACAGGCGCATCGGTAACGGCGGATCAGGTTTCAACAAATAACGCGACCTACGTCACAGTGACGATTCCTGAATTCCCGTCCGGTGACTACAATTTTACGGCGAAAAGAATTTACAGAACCCAGGACACCGGCCAAGCAGGGACAACGGAATATCAATACGTTGGTGAAGTCACTGGAGATATTCTTACTTACGATGATTATATCCCGTCGATATCGCTTGGTGACGAAATCAAAACAACAGAATGGGATGGCCCGCCTTCCGGGATGCACAGCATAAGAATTCATCCGAACGGTTTTGGCGTGGGCGCGGACGGGATGGCCTTATGCACTTCAGTCGCCTATCAACTCCATGCCTGGCCGACATCCTATCAAAGGAAAGTAGATTACCCGATAGTTGGGATAGAAATATTCGGGAGCTCCATCTTGGTTGTTACGACAGCCAAACCGTATATTTTTACTGGATCTGAACCAGACAATTTGGCGAAAGAAAAGACAGAGATCATGGAATCTTGCACAAGCAAGAAAAGCATTACTGCCGGAAGGGGTGTTGCCTTTTACGCATCCCCATCAGGGATTATGATGATTGGCCCTGGCGCGGCAAAAAATATTACAGAAGACGTGATGGGAACAGAAGCGTGGACAGACCTTGATCCAACATCAATCATCGGAGCATTTCATGACGGAAGGTATCATGGTTTTTATGACAACGGCACAGAACAGGGCGGGTTTATTTTAGACCCAGCCACGGAAGAATTGACGTGGACAGATACCTACGCAACAGCAGCTTTTGTTGATGAGGAAGATGACACGCTCTATTTGATGGTTGGAAATAATATAGTTTCATGGAATACAAACTCAAATTCTCCAATGACTGCTACTTGGAAAAGCCGAAAAGAAATAGTAAGTGCTCCCGTTAATCCTGGTGTTGCACAGGTCAGGTCAAACGCTTATCCGGTCACTTTTAAATTGTATGCCGAAACAAACGGCTCTATGACTCTCAAAAAAACAAAAACAGTGTCTGACAGTCAGCCTTTTTGGTTGCCTTCTGGATATCTGTCGGACACTTTCGAGGTCGAAATAACAGGGAGCTTCAAATCTTGTTATGTCGCTGAAACGATCAGAGACTTGAAAGGTGTAAAGTGAGTTTAAAACCTGAACTCGCAAGATTGTCTCAGCACCCGAAACCACACGAGATTGCTGATAGGATCAATCGTCTTATCCAATGGGTAACGAAGATAGGAAGCCTGCCGTCAAACAATGATGCTGTAACGGCGGAAAACCTTGTTAATTCAGGTTCCCACAGGTACAGAGAAAAGCAACTCGAATTTGTTTTGGCAAGCGGCGTTCCGCAAACTCCAACTGGTGTGGTTGCGGTAGGAACACATAACGGGATTTTCATTTATTGGAATTACCCGACATATGATGGCCATTGGTATACGCAGATAATAAGAAATACCTCGGAGAGTATTAACGGGGCGACCTTGATAGGCGTAGCAAACACGAGAACATTTGAAGACCCGCTCGTCAATGTTTCTCCTTTTTCGACATATTTTTATGGCATCAGGCATGTAAATAGGCTTGGCACTCCAGGGCCATACAGGGTTGTATCAGCAAGTTCAGTTTTTTACCCTGAATTTTTCAACAGGTTGACAATAACCTCCGTTGATTATACAGGCACACAGGTTGATCAAATAAATTACAGTGGAGGTTATAAAATAGTTATTTCTTATTATCCAGGAACGACGAAGGTGTCAACCGCTGAATACTACGATAGTGACGGTGTAACTGTGTTGGCGACATTAACGCTTACTTACTCCGGAGATGACCTGAGTACCGCTGTTTGGAGTTAAAATAATGGACGCCGTAATTCTTGCATATCTAGTTCAGATTCTTGGAAGATCAACAAGTAACGATTATTTGGCAAGCATAGTCTCTTCTGTCCTTGGCGTTTTATCTTTATATGGTGACGGATCAGATGGCGACAGCACCATAGCAGCAAGCGCTAATATATCTGGCGGGATATACCAATACGAAAACCTGACCATCGATGCAAACCAGACTTTATCTGTAACCCCGTCAACTGGATCATTGATACTTTTTGTCAATGACACGCTGACGCTTGGCGCGAATGCGGTAATATCAGTAAAAGGAGCGCAAAATAATGGTGGGAATACCTCTAACGGTGGGGCTGGTATCTGCGAAGTATGCGGATGTGGAGGAAGCGATGGCACCCGTACTGGGGGGGGGATTTCCGCTAGATTTTTAGGGTACGCCGATTACCCAACAACAGGAGCAACGTCAGCCGGAGCAGCGGCAGCAGATAATTTTTCGATAATAGATCAGATAGCAACCGTATTGTGGCTAGCAAAGAACGGCAAATTATACAGCGCGGGAGGTGGCGGAAATGGAGCTAACTCTGGTGGAGACGGGTCGTCAGCCTTAATAATTTTCGCAAGAAATTATGTGCAGGGCGCAGGTGCATCATTAACGGCTTCAGGAAACGCTGGGGCTGGGGCAGCAGCAGCAGGTGGTGGAGGTGGAAGTTTTGTAATGTTATTTTCGCCAGGAGCAACAGCAACTCTTACAGCAAGCGGTGGCTCTGGTTTTGGGGGTGGTTATGCCGGAGGAGCAGGAACAACTTTACAGATATCATGATACACGCAAAACTTGATAAAGAGTGGCAATGGATAAAACCTCGTGTCGAAAAAGCAAGGACGCGAAGTCAGAAGCATCGCTGGACCGTAGACGGGATATACAACATCATAGCTTCCGGGGAAGCGTCTTTGTATATCAACGATGCCCGCAATAGTTTTGTTGTTTTGCGCCCGGTAATTGACAGGGAAACAGGGGAAAGAGGAGCTTCTGTTGTTGTCCAGTTTTTTGAGAACATCGAAGAAGGGAAAAAACTAATCGAAGAAATGCGAGAAATTTTGAAAGAATCTGATATCCGGTTTGTCATTATGACCAGTTCGTTTCTTGGTTTCTCAAGAATGGGCTGGGAAATTGAAGAAATAGTCTACAGGCGGAGGGTTTAAATATGTGTGGCGGCGGTGATGCTCCAGAAATAAAAGAAACGGCTCAAGACAAAGCTCTTGCGGATGTGACAATGGAGCAATGGAACAGATACAAAGAGGTTTTCGTTCCTATTGAAGAAAGGTACATGGCTGAAGACATGCGCATGACACCGGCTGATGAATCAAAAATAGCCGCCCAGGTAAGCGCTGGTGTCGGGCGGCATGTTTCTTCAGAACGTGACAAAATAATAAGCGGCATGGCCTCTCGGGGTGTTGATCCGACAAGCGGTGCCGGGAAGGCCGCTGTCGGTGATATAGGTATCGACCAAGGGAACATAGCTGGAACTGCGATGGCAAGAGGGGCGCAGGCTGTTGACGATCAAACGCTGCTCAACACGCAAAATGCGATTAATCGTGGTCGTGGTGTGGCGGAAGAGGCAACGAGAGATATGTCAACCCTGTCTCGTGATGCCACAGCAGAGGCAATAGACAGAGCATACGAAGGCGAAGAAGACAGGGACGCCGCCATAAGCACAGCTGCAACAGCGGCAGGGATGGGACTTGCCGGGTGGAAAAATATGAACAAAGGAGGTCCAGCAGGTGGATAAAGAATTTATTCAATCGCTTATAGATTCTGGCATTGCAAAACCTCCAGAGGATACAACAACGTCGAAAGATCCTTCCGTGTGGAATTATGGAGAAGTCGGCGGGCAAACGCCGGTTTTTAATCCGACGACAGGAAGGTGGGAACTGCCGATGTCTGGCGGAGAATATTATCAGGATAGCGACCCTGGAGAAAGCTATCAGTATAAAAATCAGACACCCCCTGTTTTCGATCAGGCCACAGGGAAATACGTCCAATATGATCCGTTTTCTAAGTCTTTGGTCGGGTTCGGCGAGGTCGGTGGCGGCAAGGCCAGCGATATAATGGCAAAAGTCACACGGGAAGAATGGGCAGATTACATGAAAAGATTTTTCCCGTTGGAAGAAGAACTGATAGCCTCGTACAAAAACCCCGAAAAACTCGAACAGCGAGTTGGCATATCGAAAGACCTTTCAAACGCAGCTTTCGACACTGCCCAACAGACCTCAGAGCGTGAAGCGAAAAGATACGGGATTGAATTAAAAGACGATCCGACATATCAAAGGAAGTTGTCTATGGAAAAGACAGCTGGCGAGATAGATGCTGGGAACGAAACGAGAAGGCATATGAAAACTATTGACCAAAAAATAATGACTGGCGGTCTTGGTGGGAGGGAATTAATATGAGTCTTCTAGGTCTTGGAAGAAATTACAGGAATGTCGCCATGGGCGGGATGAGGACAATGGCGGATAACCAGACTGCAAGAGATAGAGCAAATGAAGGGATTAAGTCCGGCAGGAAGGAAGCCAGAAACTCTATGATGTCTCAAGCAGCAGGAATGGGAATGAAATATGCTCTCGGCAGCATGGGTGCCGGTGCAGGTGCCGGTGCAGGTGCAGGTGCCGGTGCAGGTGCAGGTGCCGGTGCAGGTGCCGGTGCAGGTGCCTCGGCGGGGATGATGGCAGGTGCTCCATATATGATGATGGCCCCAATGATAGTGAGTGCTCTTGGTGAAGACCCAAACGACATAAGGAATTACAACCTCGCATATTTTTTGTCTAATCTCTTTTAAATGGAATTTAATAATGGCTAGGAATTACCTTAACGATGCTATCCGGGGATACGGAATTGTAAACGATATGTTCCGGCAAGAAACTCGTGATAAACAGTCAGAAGAAGACAGGGCCAGAGAAATAAAAAGGCAAGAGATGCTTGACAGACAAACAGAAGAAGACAGGGCAATGAAAAAAACATTGTTCGGACAACAGCAAGAACAGCTTGCCACCACAAAAAAAGAATCTACTGCAAAAGCGTCAGGACGGGCCGCAATGTTTGACGTAATTATGCGGCAATATGGCCCGGAAATAAAAAACAATCCGAACGTAACAAGCAAGGTCAGTCACTTGCTTAACCCGGAGACCGCAGCAAAAATGAGTGTCTTGGGTGATACTATAGGCGCGAGTCTTAATTCAAAACAAATGCCTTCCCAGAAAGACATTGTTGACTACCTGAATACGGCATGGTCCCCGAATCTTTCAGCAAGGGGCGCAAGACAAGGATATTCTGAATTTAATGTCCACAGTGTCAATCAGGCACCGGTGGGCGGTAAGTTGATGATTTCTTTCGCAGGCACAGAAAAAGACGGGACAAAGAAAATTGTCCCGATGACTACCGGCGCAAGTCGTGACGATAACGATATAGCGCTGCTTGACATAGACACAATGCTGAAAGAATACGTCCAGTCTCATGCTGCTGTCAAGGATGTGCTGAAAGCTGCTGTTGAGGCTGGTGATATGACATTCCTTGATAACTTCCAGGATTACAGGAAAAAACTTATTGATGTCCGAGAAAAGCAGATTGCCAGGGCTGAAAAGGAAAAAGGAAAAAAAGAACCATCTTCTAAACCATATATAGAAACAGTTCTTCGTGACGGCAAACCAACGAAAGTAATGTTTGACCCAACAGGAAAGGAGCTCGCTGTGCTTGGCGAGGTTGAATCATCGAAGAAGTCCGAATCAGCAAAGACAGAAAAGCGAAATCTCCCGGCAAAAGTGCTTGAGGATATGTGGTCTGCATCTTATGAGGCAGCAGAAAAAGCCGCTGAAGACTTAGATGATGGAGCTTTGTGGTCAGGCACCGAAGAGGCAAAGAAAGCCTTTAAGCTTGCTGGCGGGAAAAAAATGTGGATAATGAAAGAAGCGCGGAAAAATTTTGATGCTGCTTCTTTAGAAACGCCAGGCAATTCAAACGGCAATTCAAACGGCAGTCCAAACGGCAAGATCGACTACCGCAAGTACCTAGGACAGCAGCAAGAACAGCCTGCCATGGCCAGGGCGCACAACGGGAAATAGAATGCTCGAAGAATTTGTCGAATTATATCAAGATCCCGGTTTTAACTCCCTCTCTCAGCAAGACAAAGAGAAAGTGTTCCGTGGATACTTTGAGGATAATGTTGATCGTGAGTTTTTCAGCCTGCCACCAGAACAACAGGAAATAGCCAGGACAAACTTTGTCAGGGAGCAAACACTTCCTGAACCAGAGCCGACCGTTCTTGGCGAGGCCGGAAAAGCTGCCAGTGCTATTGTCCCGAAGTGGCTTGGAACTTTGGGTTCTGGAGTCGAGGCTTTTGGCGAGGGTGTAAGCAAGGCCGGGGCTGAAGACATTGGAGGGAAAATATCCGACATCGGAGCTGGGTCAAAAAAATATTGGGGCCAGAAGGTAGAAGGTCTTGCAGCTCATCCAGACATTCAAGGGGCAATTCTTGACAAACCATCCCTCGCCGTTGACCCGAAGTGGTGGGCATACAACACCATTGATATGGCAGGAAGTCTGATTCCGACCATTGCCGGTTATGCCATTGGCGGGAAACCTCTTTCCGGTGCGGTAGGCGGTTCCATGGAAGCTTCGCAAACATGGGATGACATGCGGAAAGCCGGGGTATCTCCAGAAAAAGCAGGCGCCGCAGCCTTGGCGGTTGGAGTTGGAACAGGTATCCTGAACGCTCTTGGCGTTGATAAAATGCTTACGAAAAGAGCCGGTGCTGGTTTCGCAAGCAAGGTGAAGAATTTTCTTATTTCCGGGACATGGGAAGGCGGGACAGAATGGGCGGAAGAACCATTTGTCGCCGTTGTTGAGGGTATAACACAAGGGAAGCCGTGGCAGGAAATAGCCCAAGACGTAAAAAAGAGAACGAAAGAGGGGTTCAACGTCTTTCCTCCTTCCATGCTTCTTGGCGGTATTGGAGGGTCATCAACTAGACCAACCGAGAAGCCTAAAACAGCGGAAACAGGAGAAAAAACACAGGAAGCAAGCCGTGTTCAGCAGCCGGTGACTTCTGAAAAAATACTGTCTTCTCTCAAAGAATCTCTTTCTGAAGGGCAGATATCACCAGATGAAGTCCGAGCCAACATCAATGAGTTCGCGGAACAAGGTGTGACTCCTGAACAGGTCGAAGCTGTTATCCGAAGTTTCAAGCCAGAACAACCAATCCAGCAAAGAGCCGACGAGACGACACCTGCGGCCAGAAGGGCAACGGAATCTCAGTTCAAGGCACAGCAGGAACTAAAAGAGCAGCCCGGTTGGATGCAAACCGACAAGCCAGCCAGAGACGATTCTGATTTTCTCCAACAGATGCAGAAATCGAGGGAGTATGCCAAGGCTAAAAATCAGCCCGGCGCATCGTTAAGGTTTGAGGGTGAATTTGATCCCAATCAGGTTGTATCCGGAGAAGATGGCCTGCCGCTATTATTTAAAAACCCTATCTTGGCAATTCGATATGCGCAAAAGAACGCACCAGGAGCGAAGTGGCTGAAAACAGACAATGGTGTTGTGCTTATCGGTGGGAAAAAACCGGAACAAAAATCAGTGGAAGCCACGCAACACGGGAAAATCAGACAGCAAGAGCTTCGTGACGTTGTAGACGCTGACCCGTTAAATGCGGTTGCAAGGGAAATTCAAAAAGAGGGCGGGATCAGGCTTACCGATGATATTAAAAATACTTATAGCGCCGATACCAGGAACCAACTCAACAAGCGTTATCCCGGCCTGTTCAGCAACAACGGGAAAATTTACGGAGATGAAGCAGCGGAGAAAGCAGGCTTTGAGTCGCTTGACTCTTTCGTGGAAGCACTGAAAACCTCCAAAACAAAAAGTGAAATCGGCAAACTGGCAAGAGAACCAGATTTAAGCCATATAGACGATATTGTAAAAGCAGGGCTTGAGCCAACAGTTGACGCTTTAGGGCGCCCGGCAAAAATGAGGGCTATCGACCTTGCTCTTGGCGATGAGGTGCAGGCCAGCGGCGATGATGTCCCGGCAGACAGATACACAGTTAAAGGGATTGACAAGGCTGGTCGCGTCGTTCTGGAAGATGGCGTTGAAGTCCGGGTTGACGCCGACACAGAACTTGACGTAGAAGGGCGCAAGCGATCTGGCAAAGATTTTGACGAAAACAACCTGCTTCCTTTGAGAAAAGGAGAGGAAGCTGAAGACCCATTTTCTTATGAACAAGGCAACATAGAACCGAATGAGAAAGAAATTACCGGTAGTGGTAGAGAAGCGGAAGGGGCGGTGGATGGTAAAAGTGTTGTGGGCGCAGTTGGAGAGAGGCCCGTTCAAAAACCTGAGCGAAGCCGTGCTGTGCGGGCTGACGATGCTCCCGGAAAGGGTGTTCAAGGCGTAGAGCCATGGCAAAACAGCGATCTTGCCACCAGTCCGAACATTTCTCCATCCAGAGTGACGGCAAAGAAACAGGCGGACGGGAAATACGGCATGGTGTTTATTGGCACCGGCAATGAGGTGTTTCCTGGTGAGCGGTTTTCTTCAGTGAAAGAAGCTCGGGATTTCTTTAAGGTTCAGCAAGCAAAAGCACAGGCCGCTACTCTCTCCGCACAGGGCGCGAGTACAGAGAGTGGCCTGACTCCACAAGGAGCTATCAAGGCCAAGCCGAGCCCGACGGGCGAATCGGCTACTTATAACCCTTTCAGAAATAAGGCTGAAAAGGCACGGAAGAAATATGAGTCAATGAGCGGGAGGACTGTGCGCGACGATGCAATGGAAAAATCGTTTCCATTAGGCGCAGGGTTTGGGCGAGGGACGCAGCGTAGCCGAGACAAAGCCATTGATTCCAGCGTTGCCCGTGCAACCCGTATAGTTGAAGCCAGGCGGGAAATGGACCAGCTTGAAGCCCAGGCCGACGCATACGACCGAGGGGAAATCACGGCGCAGGGACGAAGAACAAAAAGCGAGAAGCTTGTGGTTGCCGAGAAAGAACTTCGCAGGCGAGAAAAGATGTTGCCGATTATCAACCGGCCCGATGGCGCTACGGTGATCACCAGGGAGCAATGGAACAAAACCCATGCTGACTACAAAGCTATTTCCGTTTCCCGTGATGGTACATACCGATATAGAAGCATGATTATTAACGGGGCATTGACTCCGGTGTTTATGACGGATGCGAAGGAGACTGGACTACCAAAGACGAAGGCTTCCCAAGTAAACAAAACCCCGGAATCTTTAACTAAGCAACCAGTTAAGGAAAGTCAAGTGGGCTCCGACACGGATCAGGCTGCTTCGGAGACTCTGTTGAGTGCGCCTGGTTCAACAACCCAACCTCCAACGCCTGTAACAGATGGTCAGCCGGTCAGGGCAAACGAGAAACCCACCGCGTCTGTAAAGGTTCCATCGGGCGCACCAGTGGGGGTTGGGGCTGTTGCTTCGACGCCAGAAGAAACATACCCCACGTCAGGCGAAAAGGTTGATGGGCGCACGGTTAGACAAACGGTTCCCAACCTGTCGTCAATTGAATCCTCAATCCCAGATGGGGAAGAACTCGCGGGTGTCCGGGAAGTTCAAATGTCCCTGTTTACCCTTGATGAATCACCACTTGCCACCGATGCTCGCACAAAAAAGCTCGCGGAGGAAATTAGGGCATCTGGAGAGATTTCCCCGCTGATTGTCGGGGTGGATAGCAAAGGGCCTTATATCATTGAGGGAGCGCACAGATACGATGCGCTAAAAATCCTCAGGGCCAAGTCGTTCCCGGCAGTGGTGGTAATCGACAATGAAGCAATTGAGGCCAAGACCGTAACAGCCCCAGCAATCAAACAACAGTCAAGCAAAGAAGCCGAACCAGATCAGCAAGTTGCACCATCAACCCCAGACGATGCCGGATTAAAATCAAGTAAGCCTGCCTCCGAGATGACCGCCGCAGAGCTGCTTCGTGCCGCCGCTGATAAAATGGATGGTAAGGCAGAAAAACGCTCAGATGCTGAAACGGCCACAGAAGATACCGCCAAACAAGCCGAACAGACCGAAGAGAAAGCCGTTACCGAGAAAACGACAAAATCCGCTGCTGATTTGTCAACTAAGGATGACATAACCGGCGATAAACAGGAAGCAATCACTTTGCCGCCTGGTAATTTCAGCCGTGAAAAATTGACCATTACAAAGCGAGGCCGCAAGTGGTTCGAGGCAACTCGCGAAGGGAAAACCTACCCGGTAAAGGTTGAAATAAACGAGACAAGCACAGGTTGGGAAGTTGGGCAGACATATCCAACCCCAGCAAATATCGATGTGAACTCGTCAAGATATGGGGCAACTACGACCATATACCCGTTATCTGATAACCAAGAGCGAGAGTCAAAAAGAGTATCGACAATTCCAGAGATAAAAAAATGGCTTGCGTTTGTCGAAGAGAAAGCACCGGACTATATTTATCAGAATGGCGTTGATAAGCTGAAAAGCCTTGGGATTGACGATCATCCTGAGTTGCAAGCAAGGCTTGACGCTGCCATCGATTCGGTGAAGGTGGCAAAGAAAAAAGCAGCGACGGCAAAGGACGAAGCCAAAAAAGCCGAGGCAGCAATACCAAGAATATACTTGAGCGTTCCATATGAAGACCGGGCTATCGCAAAACGGAACGGTGCCAAGTTTGACGGAGACAGGTCGCAATGGTATGTGACCGGCTCTGTGCCGGAAGGATTAAAAAAGTATGGCACTGACGGCCCTGGTGGGAGTGGCGTCTTGCCAGATGAGCAGTTTCGCATTGGTGGCGGGCAAGGCTATGGATGGCGTGAGATGCACCCCGGCGAGACAATGCGCAACCCCCGCGACGCAGGGCCTAAGTATATCACCATTATATCCGCATCAAAGAAGTATTTCCGGGATGACGGTATGTCGTTCGGCGTTGGAGACGAGCAAGGATATGTTTTCTCGGCGATAGCAAGGGAGGCAACCGAAGAAGAATCCGCACCGTTGCGCACGAAGGAAGCGGCAAGCGCGGAGAAAAAGAGAGCGAAGAAAGCATTACAAGGAATAGCCGCCGAAATCCAAAAAGACGGCGAGCGGCCCGATGGCTCAAATGTGACGGGAGGTACACATTACTCCGACACGCAGAACATCTATGGTGGCGGAGAATGGTTTACCATCGGCGATGAATATATCTGGTACGTCAAAAATAACGGGATGGACGGTGATAATTGGAGCAGCAACAATGTCAGCACCGGTGGGGCTGGCGGTATTGGGTGGCGAGTGCCGTTTGACGAGAAGCTGGCCGAGAGGATAAAAAAAGAGTCCGCCATAGCATCCCCAAGCAAAGACGCTTCGCTCTATTCCCATGCCGCCCAAACCTACGCCACCACTCCCGCAGAAGTAGAAGCAGAACTCCGCAAGTCTTTCCTTGGCAAAGGCACCGACAACCTGATCAAGCGGGATAAGCTGGAAGTTGTGCGGACTGAGACCGGTTTGCCTGATTGGATCGGGCGGGCGTTGAAGAGTGTTATGCACAGGAGATACAAAAGAGATACCCCGATGAGCGATTGGGGGCACGCTCTTTTCGCGGACGATGGCGATTCCGTTAAGCATTATGGCGACTTCCATTATACGGTTGACACCGCCAGGTTGGGCGACAAGCTGGTTTATGCTGACTCTAATGAGTTTACGAATGCCCTGCGGTCTGCCCTGGACGAGTACGGCGATGATTACGGACTTAATTCATACCAGCAGGACGGACAGACGAGAGAGGAACTTATTGAAGCTCTTGTTGACGAAGCAAACCCTGACGATATTGTAAATAGTGCCGGCATATGGGACTCCGATCTTGTGGAGCTGGTATGGAATAAGGTAATGGAGCCGAATGGCTGGACGGTCGTCAAGACTGATGACGGCGGCATTGCTTTTGAAGAGTCTGATATCAACCCACTCTACTCCAAAGACGGCACCATAGTCGGCGCCTACGATCCCAAGGGCGGTAAAGACGGTAAGGGTGGCAAAATCTGGTTGGTCGCTGATAAGATCGCCAAAGGACAAGCTGCCGGTGTTGCGTTGCACGAAGTTTCACATGCCTTACTTTTGAGCGACGAGAAGTACATGGCCGCCCGTGCCAAGATCGAAGCTGACTTTGAACGACTGGAAAAAATCGGCCACAAGGCGGTAAAGGCGGCGTTTGCTCGGGTGCCGGAAGACACCCCGGCAGAGTTCCGCACCACGGAAGGCATAGGGTATTTCCTCGAAAATGCCGCGAACAAGCCGCAACCCCTTTACAAGCGCATCATTTCCGCAATCAAGATGGCCCTTATGAGGCTTGGAATCCCCACCACCAGGATGACCGAGGCTGATTTTGTGACGCTCTTCACGGCTGGCGCAAGAAATTGGGCCAGGAAGACCGACCAATTTGCCGAAGCCGGGAATATGGTCGGCGATACCGTCCCGGCAATGTTGAGCCAGATGGCAAAAGAGTTCGGTATCAGTATTGAAGAGGCGCGGAGTCTTAAAGCTGGGTGGACCGATAGGCGAGTAGACAACGAGATCCAATATGCGGCATATGATGACGGGAGGACGAAAGCCGTTATAGGCTTTGTAAACCCGCAAGATTTTGTTTTAGCAACAACGCCGAGCAAAACGTCAGCGGCCTCTATTTCAGAGTCAGCGAAGCCGCTTGACATCGACAAGATGAGGAAAGAATCCCAATCCCCATATCTGGTTGTTGAAGAAGACGAACATATCATCGACCACGAAGGGCGTCACAGGATGTCAGCACTGGCAAAAGCCGGTGTTACTTCTGCCCCTATCGTCCTTGACTATAGAAGGCCAGCCAACCGCAATGACGTTGAGACAATAGAACTTGAGGGGCAGTCTTTCGAGTTTGGCGGGACCGGCAAGACCTTAACGGTCTCCGGCGTTATTCCCCTTACGTTTGAAAACAAAACCCGCCTGAAACAGTTAATGGGAGAAACCGACATCCGGTACAGCAAGCAGCGAACAGAATCAGAAATGAAAGAACTCGGACTAAGGAGGCACAATGGACATCAACCTTTGGCGGAAAAACTTGGCAAAATTATCGGGCAAAAGGTCACGGCCTGGCGTTTGCCTGACGCCATTTATCGACAAGATCGCAAGGGGCGAGTTGACACTACAGGAAGTCCTCGGGGGGAACATGAATTCGCCGGGAGACTTGCCGACATCTTCAAAAAGAGAATCGTCTGGGTAGAAATCACAGGAGGGATAAACGGGGTTGTATTGATGCGTGATAAATTGATGCGCGACACGATCTTCGTAAACGTCTTTGCCGACAAACCAGCTCATGTAATCTTTGGGCATGAACTGTCACACCATATCGAGCAAGACACCCCTGAATTATTTGACGCCCTTTACGAAGCTATTGAGCCCCTCATAAAAAATACCGAAACGTACAAGACAACACGGGATATCAACCTCAGCGACAAGGGTGTGAAAAAAGAGATCATAGGCGATCTGCTTGGTGACAATTTCAATAATCCTGCATTTTGGCAAGCGGTGGAAGCTCATACCGAGAAGGGAAAATTTAGGCGGCTGATTGACAAGGTGGTTGCGTGGTTGGATGGGGTGCTGGCTCATTTTACCGACTTTGGGTCTTCGCAGTTTGTAGATGATACTCAAGAGGCGAGGGACTCCCTTGCTTTTATCGTTGCAGAATACGGCGTTTCCCGGCGCGAAGATGGCAGGTGGGGTAACGGAGAAGTCCGGTACAGCCAAGCCGAAATACAGGAAGCGGCCAAAGCCATCTATTCCAAGCTCGAACAGGTAGCAGCCTCAGCATTCCAAGGTATGAAAGCGCAGTCCGTTTTGAACTTCCTCAACAAGCAAGGTGTGAAGAAAACTGAAATCGAAGCGACCGGGCTTGACGCATGGATCAAAGCCAAGAAGCCTGCCGACAAGGTAAGCCGTGGCGAACTCCTGGACTTCGTGAAGGCCAACACCGTTGAGCTTGAGGACGTGGTGCTGGGGGGAGGTTTAACAGCGGATGAGCAGAAAGAACGAAAAAGCCTAATCGCGGAGGAGCAAAATCTTGGCAGGGAGATAGGAAAGATAGAGAGAGAGCAAGATGAATTAATTGACGATCAAGAAGAGGTCGTAGTTAATGGTGTTGGTTTTGCCGTTGGAAGATCTGGTCAGGTGTTATACGACAACAAAATGTTCGAGTACAATAAGGCCGAGGAAGAGTATGTAAACTCTTTGGGCGAAGATAATATTGACAGCATACAGGCGAGTATTTTTAGGGAAAAAGGTGGAGCCAAGAAAGACCATCGCAGGGAGGCAGAAGAAAGACAAAAAACATATTCGACAGAGCGTTATCGGGAACGCTTTGAAGCGAGAAATAAAAAACCGAAAAAGTCAGATCTATTTAATTACAATATTGTGCCGGAAAAGATATTGCGAGAAACCCTCGCCAAAAATGAACTATCCCGTCTATTGAATCTTGCACAAAAAGAAAAAGATTTGCTGACTCGCAAAGAAAATCTCATACGGAAAAAGACTCAAATATCGCGCAAAATAGGGTCGTTCAAGGAAGACGACACCCACTTCTCCCAGTATGTCGAGCCGGGGGGAGTTGAAGGCTCGTACCGGGAGATGTTTGTCACGGCACCCCCAAGTAATGCCGAAGGAACAAGGAGTGATTTAAGAAAACTCAGAGAGTCATTTGAAGAAAAATATGGGGAAGATTTCACAGTATCCATGTTGTCGGCTACCGAAAAAACTGAATATGAGTCACTTGGTAGAACAGCAGGCAGGCGGCAATCCACTTGGCAAGACGGCCACTCCCAATATTCGGACGTAAAAAATCCTGTAATAAGAATTAGATTTAACACGGTAGAGGCGGACGGCAAGAAAATTCTCCGCATCGAGGAAATGCAGGGGCCTAACCCGGACAACCAAGCCAAGATGCCCACACACCTCCTGGACAACATCTACAACTTGGGAGTCAAGCGCATCCTGGCCTACGCCAAGGAGAACGGCTTTGACGGGGTGGCTCTTGCTACCAAAGACAATCTTTCACCGGGTGAGACTCAGGCTGCAAGGTGGGGGACAGAACGAGTTGACTGGAAAAAGGACGGAGATGGCTTCATTGTCAGCGTAAAAGAACAGGAAGGCGGTGACGCTGGAGGGATAGACATAGAAGGGGAGGCCAGGCGGCGCGGTGTGCTTTTGGAAAAGAAAGGCATCACGGTTACTTCAAAAGAAGAGTTGATGTCTGCCCTAAAAAGAGGCTTGCGTGAAGATAAATCTCAAAAGGTAGCCGACGCGATATGGTCAAGGATGCAAGCGGAGAAAGAGGGTACTTACAAGCCGCGCCTTGAATCGTTTAAGAAGCTTTATGACGAAGGGATTATCCCCATGCTGGAAGCCTACGGCAAAGGGAAGATGGAGGAGGCGGAAGTCGTTCTTGAAAAAGGCGGGATGAGGCCCCACCCAGACGGGATGATGGTAGAGACAGCGGAAGAGCGCGTTACCATGCCATACCTGCCAATCAGCCCGGCAACCCCGTCAAGATTCCCGATGTTTTCCAGGCAGAAACAAGGACCGCTCGACCGATATAAAGAGCTTGTCAAAACCTTGCGAGACGATAAGGTAGATATCTACGAGAAGCAAAAAGCACTTGAAACCCACATCAAGAAAGCATTGCCTCCTGTTGAGCGATTTCGGGTAATCCATCTTATCAAGAACATTGCCAAACCAGAGACAAAAGAGGGCCGAGAAAAAGCCCTTGCCTTGGCGATTGAGAAGGTTGAAGAGGCCCACGAGAAAAAACAAAGCGTGCTGTCAAAGATTCTTGACGACAAAGCTATTCTTGCCAGGCGCCGGGAGAACATTAAAAACATCCGTGACTATCTTGGTCTGACCGATAACGACATGAAAAAGGTCAGCAAAAAAGATATCCGGTTGATGAGTGACCCTGAATTCAAGAAGTTCAAGATTGATCTTTACAATCTGGCTGTTGACTTCGCAGAGCACAAACAGGCAAAACTCGAACTGATGGATATTATCTACCGGAAGCAGTTAAGGGATGTGGAGAATCTTCAGAAAGCAATGGAACTGCCGACCATCTCAAAGATGACAAAAGAGCAGCTTGAAGAGTTTGCCGAAATCCTTGACCGGTATGAAATAGACGACAGGTTTCTAACCCAAAGACAGCTTGAGACTGTAGACGCTACTGATTTGAAGGGAATTAAGACGTGGCGCGAAGCAATGGAAAAGCTTGCGGAAGAGACCGGTCATTCCGTTGAAGAATTGAGCAAGATAAAAGTTGATGGATGGGACGGGTTCACCTGGGACACCCGTCTTGCCATGAAGAATCCGTTTTATAAAATGATGGTTGAGGAGATCCACAAAAACCTGCTTAATGCACAGGCCGCTTCATTTGGCGTGGAAGACAGGTTCCGCAAGCTCTATAAAGCAGCATGGAAAAGCAGACCACGAAAGCTGATTGACCGCCTTATTCCAACAGATGAGCGTGTTTTTGATTTCATTGAATCTGGGATGGCGAACAGTGAAGACATGACGCCGGCAGAAATTGACCTGGCTCATTTCATCCAGAAATACTTTGCTGACGCTCTCACCAACCTCATTGAGACCAAAGTCCTTGAAAAAGGCCGGGAGAATTACTTTGTCCACATGAGGCGGTCGTTTCTTGAGACAAGGAAAGACGATGGCCTGATGTCCGCATTCAAGAATATGTTCAAGTCTCAGGAGCAAGACCAGGCTGTCTTTGAAATTCTTGATGACGATACCGGGAACATCCTTCCGCTACAAAAGTTTTTTCAGTTTAGCCTGCGGAGAACTGGAGCCTTAACGCCTACAAAGAATATCGGCAAGGCATTCATGACTTACGTCCATACTTTCGAGAAGAAAAAAGCATTGGACGCCACTTTCCCAAAAATGATGATTTACGCTCAATCTTTAACCCCTGAGACTTACACACCAAGAGGCCTTGAAACAGACAGGAGCCTGCTTAAATTCACCAAGCAATGGCTGAATAACAAGAAGGGCAGGCGCTTGAGTTTTGACGGCAGGATCAAGCAGGGCGGCAGACTGGACACGACCATAGTCGGCATGAGAACATTTACCACACTGCTCGATCTTGGCTTAAATATTCCGGTCGGGGTTGCTTCGTTCGTCGGAGAGCAGACCACAAACTTTGCCATGATGGGAACAAAGGCATGGGCTAAGGGCGCGGCCAGGATGAACACCACGAAGGGCAAGCTCTTCTTGATGAAATATAAGAACTTCACGGGCCGGTCAATGTGGGAAGAATTCACAGATCCAGGAAAGGAAATAACCGAACGGTTGTCAACTGGAATATTCGGACTTTTCCACACTGCTTCCGTGGCTGCAAACAAGCAGTATTTGCTCGGAATGATTACCGATGAAGAATACAACAGCGGGAAAATCAGCGACAAAAGACTGGCGCAACTCAAAATAGATATGGGCCGACTGAGAATGGTGCCTGGAACTTCTTCTCTGGTTGGTTCAACATCTTTGGGTAGTGCTGGCGTACAATACAAGAAGTGGGCGGTGCCCATTCTCGGTCAAACCGTAGAAGATGCCAGCAAGTTGATAAAGGACATTAAAGGAAGGAAGAAAGGAGCCTTGTCAACAACTGAGGCAAAAGAGCTTTACAGGATTATAGGTTTAACATCAACCGTCCTTATTGCATTGTCTATGCTTAGTGGCGACGATGACGATGATTTTATGGGGCAAATCGGGTCAAAGACTCAAAGAGAATCGTTGACACTACTGCAAGCTTTAGACCCGAAAATATGGCTTTCCACGCCAAGAACGTTGAAATTCTTGAATGATCTTGGTAATAATATACATGCCGTCATCAAGATGGAAAAATATAAAACAAAAGAAGGATATAAAGGCGTTGAAGGCTTAAAACGCCAGCTTTCTCCGCACATCTACAAGCAAATTAAAAAAGGACTGGAGGAATAAAAAAATGTTGAAAACTTTGGCAATGCTGCCGGTTGTTCTTTTTCTTGCGACAACTTCTTTAGCGGGGATGTTGCCTGGAATGCCTCCGCAACCATATGTTATGGGGGCTGATTTTGATTCCCATGTCGCAGAGCAAGCAAATGACAGCAACACGGGACATATCCAAACCGCAACCGCCGCTCAGGCAACGACAGGAACAAACGATAGCGTTGCTTTGGTTCCTTCCAATATCGGCTCAATATCCCACAACGGCCTTGCCAATGTTAAAGATGCCAACGACACTGTTTCTGGCCATATTCAAACCGCCACAGACGCACAAACAGCCGCAGGGACAAACGATTCTGTGGCTGTAACGCCAGCAGGTTTAGCATCGGTAGGATTTATAACAGCGGTATCAAATGATACTACCCCTCAAGCTGGCGGCAATCTTGATATGCAAAGTTTTAATATTGATAATGCTGGTATTGTTGATGCAGACCGCTATAAGTCAGGCTCAGGCAGCGTCATCAACAAAAGTGAAAACGACTCAGTAGACGCTGCTTACGACGGTGCCTTTGTCCAGATCGGAAATGATTCACCCGACAACATGCGCCTGACATGGATAGTGTCAGAGTTTCATGCCGGTTCACAGGGTATCTTCTGCCCACCAGACAAAGACCTTACCCTATACTACGATATCACCGGGGGAAACTTTAATTACAACGGAACCCCACTGGATGATAATGACGCCCTCCAGCACAGCAACGACAGCCGGGAGTGCATAGGCTGGATCTTTAATGATTCTAACACATGCCTTATCAAATCAGGTCAGGGTGGCCTGGCCGATGCAGGGGCGATATAATGAGAATATTATCCATAATCCTTGCAGTCCTTCTTTTCTGCTCCAATGCAGATGCCGGGGTCCTGACAAGAAATTTCTCCCTGTTCATGGGGGGAACAGGTGGCAATGACGAGTATACAATGCTCTTACTCCCCATGGATGGAACAGATGGATCAATTTCTTTCCCTGATTCATCCTTTGGCGGGGTTAATTCACCCCATACTGTAACCGCTGCTGGTAACGCTCAGGTAGATACGGCCATAGCCGAGCCGTGGGGGACAAATAATGGGGTTGGGCTGTTTGACGGGACTGGTGACTATTTAAGCATTCCGGATAGTGCGGATTTTACTTTTACTTCAGATTTTACGATTGATTTTTGGGCGTATGTATCTTCAAGTTTTCCAAGTGCAAACCCTTATTTGATACATTCTCTTAATGGCATCAGTGATGTTGCAATACAGTATAGGAATTCAGACACCCCCGATCATTTAAGCTTTATCATAGATGGAGTTCAGACGGATTGTACTGCTCCATCTTTAAATGCGTGGCATCATATCGCCCTAGTTCGTAGTGGTGGAATAAATACTCTTTATTCTGACGGGGTGGCATTGGGCAGTATAGCAGACTCAGATACTCTGATTATGACTTCCATACACATAGGCTCTAATGTAAATCCGGTATCCAATAATTTTAACGGTAAACTTGATGAATTTCGTGTTTCAAAAGGGATTGCTCGGGAAATAAAAGTGCAGTCTTACCCCTATGATTAAGGAGAAAATATGAAAAAAGTAATGTTGAAAATAATGTTCGTCATTTTGCTGATAGCAACCCCGGCATGGGCTGAGTTTTGCACCGTCGATGACGTGTGTTATCAGTCCGGTAAAACTGTGCAAGTCGGTAAGCACAAGTACACCAAGGAGGCCGCAAACCAGATAGGGCTCTATGAAGTAAGCCGAGTATGCGAGTATCCTGAGTGCAGCACTGTCGTAGAATCATCCAGCCTGGTCGGGAACAAGATTGTGAAGAAATTCGCCCAGAAGCCATGGGCCGAGATTGTGTCACAGAAGACAGCGGAGAATAAAACCGCCTGCGACGCTGTAATCTTCCAATCGTGGGTTGACACCGAGACTGGAGTTGTTTTACCGAACTCCACGGTGAACCAGCTTGGAATCCTAGCAACCGGCCAAGGGAATACCGATCATGTGGTCGAACGCCTCGACGGAACAACCAGCCGATGGGACGTGAAAATCACTCCAGGCAAGGCCAAGGCGGTCATTGAGGAGTATCGGGTCTTTACCGATACTAACCAGACAACACTTGATACCAAGAATGAGGCATGTCGTGCGTGTGCGGCATATGATTATAACTGTCTGAGTGCATGTACCTGGGAGCCGTAAATACTATGAATGCCCCCTTTTATAATTTCCTATTAACAGTTATGCGAGAATTTGGCCCTTACGCATTGGTATGTATCGGACTATGTATCGTTGTCTGGTATCAAGAAAGGAAGATTGGTAGTATTTTCAAAGCGTTTCTCGCCATGCAGAATAAACACGATGCCGACAGGGATGATTGGTTCTCCTCAAAAGAAAAGGGTGGGGAGCTACACGCTGATAGATTAACAGAACTTCACAAAACAACTCTTGACCACATAAAGGAAAGTGCGACCAAAATTTCAGAATTGACGGTTGCGGTAAATGCCTGTTCAAGGAGATGAAAAGAGTTGCGATACTTGCGCTCATAATCATTTTCGTTGGGATGCCTGTCGTGACGCAGAAACAAAACTTGTTTGTTGGAGATATAGACTTGATAACACAGAAAAAACAGAGCAAATTCGCAAGGATGTACGCCAGGCTGATACTTCACGCAGAGATCCTTGGATATGAAGTAACTCTTGGGGATACTTTCAGAGATGACAGGGCAACGTTCCCTTATGAAGAAGCTCCGAGATTGCACCACTTGAAGTTAGCGGGGGATTTAAACCTATTCAAAGATGGCGTTTATCTCTCGACATTTGACGATCATTTGCCACTTGGTTTATATTGGGAATCTATAGGGGGCTCGTGGGGAGGACGGTTCCATGACCCTAATCACTACTCACTTGAGCATGAGGGAATGAAATGAAGACTTGGTTTGTTTTATATGTTTGTGCTTGTTTTGTAATTTCAGGATGTTCAACAAAACTCGCTGGCTACTGCGAACCGGGAGAGAAAAAATTGATCGATGTCCTAAACCCATTGAATGGGGAAACTTACACAGTTGACGACTGCTTGAAGGCTGAGAGGGCATTCTCAGCAGATGGCGAGATTTTCATCTATGACAATCGCCAACAGGCTACGCCGATTGAGGAGACCAACGCAGTCCAGAGGGCGTTGAGAATAATCGTTCCTGTTGGCATTACCGGGGCCGCTGGAGTTGCTGCTGCAGGGATGTAAAGTGATCGACCGCAAGCATATCCATTACCGGAAGGGCTACAAATATCAGTCGGCAGAAAGTTTCATCTGCCACGTCAATATATTCCCAGACTTTGATATTATCACAGAATTTATTCAGCTCCGCACAGATGGAA